GTTCGAGATATTGTTGCGAAGAATAAAACATATGTTACAATGAGGAAAGAATGGAGGGCATCTGAATGAACATTTTTGTAACTGATCCTTCCCCAACAAAGTCTGCTCAGGTATTACCTGACAAACACATCGTCAAGATGCCACTAGAGACCTGTCAAATGCTTTCTATTGTTGCATCTGATAAATGGGGTCACGGTTTTGGTTCTCTACCTAAACTAGATGGCACACCATACAAAACAGATAAGGGTGCTTTTCGTAATCATCCCTGCACTGTATGGGCACAAGATAATTGGACATGGTTGATCGTGCATGGTCTTGCCTTATGCTTTGAATATACTCTTAGATACGGTAAGATACATAGTTGTCAATCAACTATCGAACATGCTGAAAAAATATTTCCTCCTCAGGATACTGATCCAACACATTTTGTTTTCGCAGGTCCTGATCAGTTTAAGCATGATAAGACTATTGACATTTTTACTGCATACAAGTATTATATCAATAGCAAACCATGGGTATCAGATAATTATCTAAGGTTACCTGATAGAAAACCTAACTGGGTTAATTAATTATTATGAATGATTTTTTGTGGGTCGAGAAGTATCGTCCTAAAAACGTAGAACAATGCATCTTGCCCGAATCTGTGAAGACTACCTTCAAGAGTTTTATACAGCAGGGTGAGATTCCTAATCTCCTTCTATCTGGGACAGCAGGGGTAGGTAAAACAACTATTGCTAAAGCACTTTGTCATGAACTAGGAGCAGACTATTATGTTATCAATGGATCCGATGAAGGACGATTCCTTGACACCGTACGAAACCAAGCAAAGAACTTTGCTGCAACTGTATCACTTACAGCAGAAGCAAAGCACAAAGTTCTTATCATCGACGAAGCAGACAACACTACACCAGATGTTCAACTCTTACTTCGTGCATCGATAGAAGAATTTCAAAAGAATTGTAGATTTATATTCACCTGTAATTTTAAAAACAAAATTATTGAACCTCTACACAGTAGAACAACTGTTGTAGAATTCAACGTTCGTGGTAAAACTAAACAACAACTTGCTGCAGAATTCTTTGCTAGATGTAAAGGTATTCTGATTGCTGAGGAAGTTACCTTCTCAGAAAAAGTTGTAGCAGAAGTTGTTCAGAAGTATTTTCCAGACTTCCGAAGGACTCTTAATGAGTTGCAACGATATGCAAGCACAGGATCTATTGATACTGGAATCCTAGCAGCACTAGGAGACGCAAATATCGATACTCTAGTTGAATCATTGAAAGCAAAAAGATTCAATGATGTAAAGAAATGGGTTACACAAAACCTAGATTCTGATCCTGTCTCTATCATGAGGAAACTCTATGATAATGCTTCTAATGTAATGACAGGTCCTAGTATTGCAGCAGCAGTTCTAATCATTGCTGAATATCAATACAAGTCTGCATTCGTTGTAGATCAGGAGATCAATCTCCTTGCATGCTTAACTCAATTGATGCTTGAATGCGAATTCAAGTAACATCCAGTGACCTTTACAAAGAAGTAAAGGAACTTGTCTTAAGTCCTGATTTTCCTTGGCATTGGCATGACAAAGCATACAATGATGATGAGGTTACTGAAGGTAGAACTAACTTTGGTTTCTTCTCACATGTAGTCTTAGAGAGACCTGGTTATACATACCTAACTCCTAAGATAAATTCTGATCACTTTCCATTGTTTCATGATTTATTTGTTGAGATCTGTAGAGACAATAACATTGACCCTAAAGTAATTTACAGGATCAATGCTAACCTGACTACTGAATCACATCACAACAAATATGGTCCTGACCACACAGACCATGACTTTCCTCATAAGAATATGTTAATATACTTAACAGGAACTCATGGAGGTCTTACTAAAGTTGGAAACACCAACTACTCTTGTATGCCTAATGAAGCAATTGTTTTTGAAGGTGTTCACGCACACATGGAACCTACGTCTGGAAGACGAGTAGTTCTAGTTTACACATTTTTATGATTATGACTAACAAATTTATTAGAAAACGTGAAAAGATTAAAGCACAGGTAAAGTCCAGATTCTACTACTGGTTCTGGGGTGCTATGGCAGGTGCTGTTGTAGGTGGTCAACTATATGTTGGATCTTCATACAGACAAATGGCAAGATCAATGGACAGATGGTTTGAAGAGACCATTGAGATGATACAAATTCCACTAAAACCTCCAACGGGACGCATGATGCCTGTTCCAATGCCTAATCCAGATTTCTATGACGATCCTATGATTATCAGATGACATCTTTAAAAACACCACTAAGATATCCTGGCGGTAAGTCTCGTGCTACTAAAAAGATGGCACAATATTTTCCAGACTTTAGAGACTATACTGAATTCCGTGAACCTTTTCTTGGAGGTGGATCTGTAGCGTTATACGTTACACAGATGTATCCTCATTTGGAAATCTGGGTCAATGATCTATACGAACCTCTGTATACATTTTGGAAACAACTGCAAAAGCATAGTGATGAACTTAGGAACCAACTTGTTCAACTCAAGCAAAAATATCCTGATCCGTCTTCGGCAAAAAATCTTTTCTTACAATCCAAAGAGTATCTTACTAGACACCCAAGAGATTGCGATTTTAAGGCTCGTGCTGTCGCTTTCTATGTTGTTAACAAGTGCTCTTTTTCTGGTCTCACTGAGTCCTCCTCGTTCAGCAAACAAGCGTCTGATTCAAACTTTTCAATGCGAGGAATTGAAAAACTACCATACTACGGAAGACTTATCAAAAGGTGGGAAATCACTAATCTGCCATACGAAAAATTATTGACAGATGATACTAATGCATTCCTATACTTAGATCCTCCGTACGATATCAAGGCAAACTTGTATGGAAAGAGAGGCACAATGCATATTGGATTCGACCATGATTCTTTTGCAAGAAGGTGTGATAGAGTCGAGTGTGATCAAATGATATCTTATAATTCTTCTAATTTAGTAAAGCAAAGATTCCAAGGTTGGAAAGCACAAGAATACGATCATACTTATACTATGAGATCTGTAGGTGACTACATGAAAGATCAAGAACAACGCAAAGAACTTCTCCTTTTAAATTATGGCATATGATGAAAGATATCCTCTAAAGGATTATCTAAACTCAATCAACTTCAGTAAAGATTATTTGATGGATGAGGATCCTGCATGGGAGAAAAACTATCCTTCATATGTAATCAATAAATGCATGTCGCATCATTTGGATACGATCATGTATGCTAATGAAATGAATATACATTCTCATATAGATAAACGTTTGCAATATGATTTCTTTATAAATATCGTGAGACCCCGAAAGAGATTTTCTCCTTGGGGTAAGAAACAGAAAGTGAAAGATCTTGACCTTGTTAAAAAATACTATGGTTATAGTAATGATAAAGCATATCAAGCCTTAGAGATCTTAACTCCATCCCAACTTAATTACATTAAGGATAAACTGAACAAAGGAGGTAAGACCAGATGAATGAAGTTAAAGAAGTCCAGTGGACTAAGAATGATATGGTTGAAGTGAATTTAAAAGAACCAGACGATTTTCTAAAGGTTCGTGAAACACTTACTCGTATCGGTGTAGCATCTCGTAAAGAGAAAAAGTTATACCAGTCCTGTCATATTCTACATAAGAAAGGACAATACTATATCGTGCATTTCAAAGAATTATTTGCTCTTGATGGTAAGAAAGCAAATCTATCTGAGAATGATGTGCAACGTAGAAACAGAATTATTAAATTACTATCTGACTGGGGACTAGTTGAAATTGTAAATGTATCAGCAATCTCAGACGCTGCTCCATTAAGTCAAATTAAAGTAATTGCATACAAAGAGAAAGGAGATTGGACGCTTGAGTCCAAATATAACATCGGGAAAAAACGTCAAGTCACAGAATGATATATAGTTTAGTGTTATCATATCAGCATAATGGCAGACGCAAAGAAAGTAGAGGATAAACCAAAAGGTCCTCTAGGAAAAATCAAAGAGTTCAGTGAAGATAAAGAAGAACAACTTGCTATCCTAAGTACATTCGTACGTCTGGGTATTTTGATTTGGAGTGGTGGTATCTTAACTTTAAATTACGTTACGATACCTGGTTGGGAACAAGATAAAATTGATCCAACTTTTATAGCTTCGGTTTTCACAGGAGTCACAGCTACTTTCGGCATTCAAGCGGGAGGTAAGAAAAAGAATGGAGACAGTGGTGGTGGTGCAAACATCTCTAAGAAAGACATGGAGATGCTTATTGAAAAAGCAACACAGGCAGCACCAACTCAAACTATTAAGTTAGAAGTTCCTACAGTTAAAATTACTAGTTAAAATCATGCAAAAAATTATCAACGGAATCGCTATCTTCTCAGGTGTTGTGGCACTTGGTGTAGTAGGACTAGGTGGATATGTATACATCCGTAAGGATGCTATCATTGAAGACATCAAAGAGAAAGCAATCAATGCAGCACTTGGTGGAGTAAGTGACTCTCTACCTGACATGGTAGATACACAACTACCTCCTGTAACTGGTGCACCAGTTCCCTTACCTTCATTACCATGAACGTTAAATGGATATCAATCGGTGTAGTTGGTAGTATATTCGCAGTATCTCATCTGGGAATGATAGGTTATATTGCCAGTAGAAAAACCGAGAGTCAATTACCTAGGATAGATGTTCCTGTAGGTGACTATACTTCATATGCCATCTCAGCTGATAAGGATGGATATAAAATTAGTTACTCAGCAAACGATCCTAAGACAGCATTTATTACTAAGGACATCAAAGAGAAAGGTGGTTTCTTAGGACTAGCAAATGAAACTACTAAGATCACTGAAGAATACTTCTTAGATGGTAAGACTAATCAAGGCGGTGCTGTATCTAACAAGAGATCTTGGATTGATCAACCACCTGGTTTGACTGCAGAGCAATCAGCAGAAATAGTCGCTGCTCGAAAAAGTGAAGCCTGTATCAAAGCAATCGGATCAGCAGAGGGTACAGGACGTCTCGTTGGCACATCAATTGGTGCTGCTGCTGCTCCTTCTCTCAGTAGTATCCCCTTTGTTGGTTGGGTCGCTGCTGGCTGGGTGGCAATGTTTGGTGGCAATCAGGGAGCTGATATAGGTGGAAATATGGCAGAGGATATGAGTAAGGATTGTTAATTCTTTTTCTTCTTAGGACGTTTGAATGGAGGTAATCCTTTCTTCTCACGATACTTATTACACTGTAACTCATTACGACTTAACTTAGGTGGTTCTTTACCGAGCTTCTTTTGTATGATCGTAGTGAGTTTTTTAATGAGTGGTTTTATAACTCTCAACAGTAATGGTGTTGCAGCAGCAGATGCTGTAGCTACCACTGCGATAGTTGCTGTTACGCTGACTTGATTTGTGCTTGGTAGAAATCTTTGAATTGCTGTAGTATCTTCATACAACACTACACATTGACCATTCTGTATTTCATGTCCTATAACTCTCTCCTCTCCATTCTGAGTTAGATCACCAACTCTAGGTTGATTAGGAGCAGGACATTCTA